AGACCTTTTGCACAAAAAAACAACAGAAAGTTAGTCCGTTAGTCGGTTAGTCACAACGCACTTGGGGTAGGGGGCGAAGTGTTCCAGATCGAAACAAAGCGTGACATCGGGATGGTTAACCAAGCACTCAAGAAAAACTGGGACGTCGACAAGGAGAAAATCAAAGCGGCTTTGATGGCTTGCTTGACGGATCCAGAGTTAGCGGTTGAGGCGGCAAAGGTGCTTTTAGCAGCGGACGCAATCGACCAGAAGCGAGAAGAAGCACGAGCCAAAAAAGAGGCGAAGGATAATGAACTTAGGATCAGACTTCTTGCAGTCGCTCAGTCTGTCCCAGTTGCAGAGCTTGCTCGCATTGCATCCGAAAACGGCATCGTCAGCGGATCCGATTAAGGGTGATGAGCGAATGCGTCAACGTGAGTTGATGCGAAAGAAGCGAGCAGCGGAACGCGATCTAATCATCCCTTATCCCGCCGATCCTTCGCGTCGTCTTCGATGCGAGGCTGATTGCTCTTTATGGTTGTCAACGTACTTTGCCGATAAGTTTTTCGAGTCTTGGACTGAGGATCGTCTAGCGATGGTCAAGTCGATCATCGACGCGGCTTGCTATGGAGGCGACCAAGCGATAGCAGGCCCTAGAGGCGAGGGGAAAACCACACTTGCCATTCTCACTGCATTGTTCTTGATGGTTCGCGGGTTGTCGCATTTCCCGGTTGTCATCGGAAAGAATGCTGACAAGGCAAAGAAGGAAGTCCGCGACGTTGTCGAGCAGTTGCAACAGAACGAAGTCTTCATTGCGGACTATCCCGAAATCGGCATACCGTTCCAGGCAGTCGGAGCGTGGTCAAGTCGCGGACGGATGCAGACTGTCGGCGGGCGATCAACCAACATCGTCATCGGGCCAGAGTTTTTTGTATTCCCTTCGATCGACCTAGACCAGTTACCCGGATGGCCTAAGGAGATCAAGCCCGCATCGAATGGACAGGTACTTTACTCGTTGGGTATCGACGGAGCTATTCGCGGAACGAAGTACCGAAGCCAACGGCCTACCCTTGCGATCATCGACGACATCGAAGACCGTGACGCAGCAGCGAGCGAGGCACAGGTAGCAAAGAATACCGACATCATCGAGCAGGATATTGCCGGGCTAGGTCAGTCATCGGAGCGAATACCCCGCGTTATGTTATGCACAATCCAAAACAGAAAGTGCATTGCGTACACTTACACCGACCCAAAGCGGAAACCATCTTGGCGAGGCAAGCGGTATCGAAAGCTAGTCAAAGCCCCTGACCGTCTCGACTTGATCGAGAAGTACATCGACCTAAGACGCGGTCGCAAGAACGAAGACCCAGATGCCCGCGAAGCCTTTGCGTTTTGGCGTGACAATCGAGAAGAGATTGAACGCGGTTCAGTCGTCTCAAACCAATGCTCGTTCAGTCGCAAGACACACAGCGACGGCGAGCCGATGGAACTATCGGCGGTGCAGAGTTATTACAACCGAGTAGCAGACGTTGGGGCTAAAGCGGTATCTACCGAGATCGACAACGATCCACCAGAGGAAGCAGGGCCTATGGGACTGGGGATCACTGCAGCCCTCGTTGAATCGCGTCTATCGGGATTCGCACGAAGACAACTACCGGCTAATACAGTTGCACTCACAGCGGCGATTGACTTAGGCAAGTACAATTGCCATTGGGTTGTAGCGGCATGGTGGCACGGGGCAGGCGGTGTGATTGTTGATTATGGGATTGCCCAGGTGTACGGCACGGATAAGAGCATGGATCACGAAGCATCTGAGCCTATGATCTACGACGCATTACTCAACTGGCGGGATGAATTGCTAAGTCGTGAATTCGTCGATGCAACCGGTACGCGAAGAACGGTAGATTTCTGTTTTGTCGATTCGGGTGCTTTCACAAATGCACCCTATAAGTTTGTCCGCGAAGTCGGTGGGATCTTTCATGCTTCAAAGGGCCAGTTCCCATACCATCGCAAGACGAAGTCTACAGCGACTTGCATCGCGGGAGATAACTTGCACGCGTCCAAGTTACCCAACGGCGGGCTATGGCTCTACGAGCTTGATACCTCGTATTGGAAGCAGTTTGTCCATGAGCGATTCATGACGCCGACCTTCGACGAATCGAACATGGTTCGACGTGGATCACTCTCGCTCTTCTCCCTCGATGAGAACCAGCGGCATAGCCAATACGCTCAACATATCGCAGCGGAAGAACTTGTTACTAAGTTTACCGAGGGAAAGGGTGCCAAGACATACTGGAGCGTTAAGGACACAAACAACCACTGGCTAGACGCGACATACATGGCAGCGGCAGCAGGCGAGGCGTGCGGTGTTAAACTAATCGCACCGTCAGAAGTCGAGATTCAACCGAAGACGGTAAGCGGCGAGCAGAAGCAGTCACAACCAAAGCCACAGCCCAAGCGATACCAGCATGGTAACCTAAGGACTCGGCAAGGCGGATGGATACCAAAGAGGAGGAGTTGAGATGGCGAAGAGCAAGAAGCAGATTCAACCGGTTGAGCAATTGAGCGACGACCAACTATCGGACGTGGTTCAGGTTGTCGAGGATACGCCTAGACCCAGAGAATTCACGCCGAGGGATTGCACGCTTTGCATTACATCGCGTCCACCTCGACAGCAATTCAGCCGAGTCTATGCGAAGCGTGGGAAGATCCGATATTGCAAATGCGGGTACTGCGGAAACACTTGGTCGCAAGAAGGCGATTGATTTCCTGTCTCTTTACAATTGCAATTGTATTGCGACCTAGCAAGTAGCGTTAAGTTTGCCATCCTAGGGGTATGGCAACAGCAGCGAGCCTACTTGCATTGGTCGACGCAGCAATCGAAGCCCTGCTTACAGGCGGGGCGTCTTCGTATTCGATTGGCTCCAGGACGGTCACAAAGCTTGACCTGGCAGTTCTATTTGAAGAGCGTCGGCAACTACAGCAACAAGTCAACCGAGAGACTTCGAGCGGCGGCATCAGCCTTGCGAAAATGTCGAGGTCTCGCCGATGATTACTCGACTTATAGACAAAGCGATTGAGGCAGTAAGCCCGCTTCGAGCATTGCGACGAATGCAAGCCCGCAGGGTATTGCGATCCTACCTAGGGGCAGAGCCATCGAGGGTATCGAGCGGACGCACGCCGAAGAATCAACCAGCGGACACCGAACTACTCGGCCCATTTGGGGCGGATAGGCTCAGGGCGTGGTCAAGGGAACTTGTGCGCAACAATGCGTACGCATGGGGCGTCGTGGATACGATCGTCTCATCCGTTGTTGGATGCGGCATCAAAGCACAATCGGTTTTCGAGACTCCCGAAGGGGACGACATCGAAGAGGTTAATGACCGACGCGATAGCGTTTGGTCGGAGTGGTGTGAAGTCTGTGACATCAACGGGCAGTACACTCTCGAAGAAATCCAGTCCGTCGCACAACGCGAAGTTGTCGAAGCTGGCGAAGTCCTCATCCGCAAGATTCGCACACCTGAAAGCGTTTATCGCGGCATCTATCGACCAGTCCCATTGGCGTTGGAGATCATTGAAGCAGATCGGCTAGCAGGTGATAAAGACAACTACGCATCGAGGCTAACGGCCAACGGCGAAAACCGAATCATTCGCGGCGTCGAGGTTGACGATACGGGAAGGCCAGTTGCTTACTGGATCTACCCAGATCATCCATTGCAACCATACTCCTACACTCGAGAGCCTGAGCGAGTTCCAGCGTCGGAAATCATGCACCTATTCCGCAGGGAGCGAGTAGGTCAGACGAGGGGCGTATCTTGGTTTGCTCCAGTCGTTGCGGCTATTCGTGATTTGGGTACATACCTCGATAACGAACTACAAGCATCGGCGGTCGCTTCATGCTTCACGGTTGCAATTAAAACCGAAACTCCCTTAGGCGATCTAGCGGATCCAGACGGCGGAAGCCCGGTCGATTCAGCGGGCAACAAGCAGCGATACATCGAGCCTGGCATGGTGATGGAACTAGCACCAGGCGAAAGCGTCGAGGGCATTAACCCAGGCCGACCGGCAACAGGGGCAGAGCCTTGGATTGCTTTAATCCTTCGGCAGATTGCGGTAGGTACGGGCTTGTCCTACGAGACAGTTGCCAGGGACTACTCGCAGACTTCATACAGTTCGAGCCGTACTAGCCAACTCGAAGACCGAAGGCGGTTTCGTTGTTGGCAGCAATACTTGATTCGGCATCTTCTACAACCCACTTGGGATGCGTTCTTCGATGCCGCTTCGATTAGCGGAATTCGTGGGTTTCCAACTCCGAGCGATGTTCTTGCCGACCGCAGGAAAGTAAGCCCAGTGGAATGGCAGACCCCGGAATGGGAATGGGTGGATCCTCAGACCGAACAGGCATCGGCCAAGGATGCCATCGATTCCTTTATGTCTGATTACCAAACGGAACTCGGTTCCCGTGGTCGATCATGGCGAGCGGTGTTCTATCAACGCAAAAAAGAGCAAGACCTAAAGAAGAAACTTGGATTACTCACGCCACAAGAACAGCAACTGGCAATCAGTGCGGCTCAGTCGGCAACTCCATCGCCTCAGACGCAAGAGGTTGTAAGTGAGGTAGCCAATGCCCTATAGCACCAAGCAAACCAAGGCTTGCCCTATATCGCGTCCTTGGGGTGTCGTTAAAGACGATACCGCCCAGTTAATGGGTTGCCATGCGTCAGAGGATGCGGCTATCGATCAGGTTGCGGCATTGTACGCATCGGAAGAGATCGAGCGTGCGAAGTACGACGACATCGACTTTACTCCACCAGAAGGCGTACGCGAAGAGGCGAAGCAGGGTCTTGAGTGGAGGCGCGAACACAATCGCGGAGGGACTCCGGTTGGCGTTGCAAGGGCTAGAGATTTGAGCAATGGAAAGGCGATGAGTCCAGACACCATCGGACGCATGGTCAGTTACTTCGCAAGGCACGAAGTAGACAAGCAGGGCGAAGGCTGGAAGCCTGGGCAAAAGGGCTTTCCGTCAGCCGGTCGGATTGCGTGGGCGTTGTGGGGAGGAGACGCTGGAAAAACTTGGAGCGAAAAGGTGCAACGACAGATGCAAGCAGTAGACAAAGTCGAGCGTATCGCAGCAACACCCAAGATTCAGCGAGCATTCGCAGCACCTAAAGACGGTCGAGCGGTAATTGCAACCGAGACACCAATTGAGATATACGACGAGCAACGCGGGCGCATGATTCGCCAAGTCCTATTGATGGACGGCGTCCAGTTTCGCAACTCGAAGAACCAATTGCCGATTGTCGATTCGCACAACGATAGGACAGTCCGCAATGTCTTCGGTTCGATTCGCAATATTGAAATCCAAGACGGCGAGTTGATTGGCGATCCTTCATTCGCCTCCGATCCAGAGAGCCAGGTCGTGGCGACTCGATACCAAGAGGGACATCTGAACGACTTCTCGATTGATGCGGTAATCCTCAATCGCATTTACATCCCTGAGGGGCAAGCATACACGACGAAACGTGGCGTCATCGTTGAAGGTCCGGCGGAGATTGTTACCGCTTGGGAGCCTCACAACGCGTCGATCTGTGCAACGGGTGCAGATCCTAATTCCACGGTCAGGCGGTCTTACGACCAAGCAGAAAGGCAGGATGGCATGGATGAGCAACTAATGGCTCAACTCTCGTCTCTTGGTCTACCAGAGGGTATGACCGATCCAAACGAGATCATTAAGTGGATGGCCGATCACATGGCGAAACCAGAACTCGAAGTCGAGTTGATGGAAGGCATGGACAAGCCCAAGGAAGAAGCAGTGCGGGCAGAAGGCGAAACGCCAAAAGAGCCTGAGGTTGTGCGAGCGGAAGACAAAGTCGAAAGCGAAGTTGCACGGCAACTGAAAGCAATCGACGAACGAAAGAAATCGATTTACGCGGCGGCCAAACTAGCGAAGGTTGAGCGTACCTTTGCTGATGAGTTGGTTGACTCCGGTTGTTCACTGGAAGACGCTCAGCAAAGGATTATTCGTCAGATGGCTAATCAACCAATCGGCAGCAGCGTTACCGTTACCGAATCGGAACACGACAAGTTCGAGC